CTGAATTGAATGGATTGCCATTAGTGATAAGTTCAAATTGTTTTTGTTTGTCTACCATTATTTTGTTAAATCAAGCGTAACTGAAGCACCAGCCATTATTCCCCATTGTTTATTTATTATGTCATAACCTGCCGTAACAGATGGACCTACACTAAATCTACTTAGAAACTTACGTTTTTCTTTTTTATTAAAAACTGTAACATCGGATATATCCCCACTAGTACTGCTTCCTATTGTTATGTGATTCAATCCGTTCCCATCTTCTTTGTTCACAATTGTAAACTTATCAGAAAACTTAGTGTTAAGAGAATACCAATTAGGTTCTGTCTGCGAATTTATTTTAAGTTTGTATTGGAATGTATCATTAGGTTCGCTACTATATTCAAAAGTTCTAGGCTCTGCTATTATGCCTTGAAAAACGCTATCCTTTAAAGTATCTTTTTGAACGTGTACAACACCAGTAGAATATTCCTTATCATATTTAAATTGAAGCAAATATCCTATCTCATCTTTGCAATTTTTTAAAGAATCATACAACTCTCTATTTGTCTTTTTCAAATTTTTGAATTGAGCATCATAATATAATTTATTATATCTGTTCATATTATCTTTATACTCAATTTCATCAACTAGCCTCTTCGTGCTGCTGACTTTCTCGTTATAGCATTTGAACATAAACAATATGGATAACAGCCATAATGTCACCATTATAGTGTTTAAAAACCATAAAAATTTATTATTATGCATTAATTCTTTAAACTTCATCTGTAACATCAATTTCAGTGTTAATTTGTGTTTGCAAATCCAATAATTGTTTTAATGACTGGTCGTGTTCTCTCAATTTTCTATCAATAACATCTTTACTTGGCACATCATTCATATTATGGTATGAAATGCATAAAAATCCTAAAGGAATGCCCCTATTTGATATATATATCATTCCAAGATATACGCCTCCAATATCTTTGACGTGTCTTGCGAACTCCCTATCAACTTTTTCAATTTCATCAACTGTTCCGATTATTATTTTCTTTTTCTGTAGATAATTAGGATATTTATACAGCGTCAATGGAATATTTTGAAACTCCATTGCGACTTTATCAACTTTTCTGTCTTCATTTGTTTCTTCATATGTCATGTCAGCAAAACGAAATGGAAGACCACTTGTGTTTTTCTTGCCATTATGCAATTCAAAAAGAAATGCCCTATCAGCATTTATGGTATAAACTAAAATATCCAAGTCATGTTGAATTTTAGGCGTAACTATATAATCCCTGATGTTTTCCTCTTTTTCAGAGCTTGCCATTTTCATTGCAGTTTGTTTCATAATATCATCGTCACTAACTGCACGATAAGAGAAATAAAAAAATAATCCTGTGGCTAGAAAGAAAAACGTAACAAAATAAACTTTAAGTATCTTAGACCATTTTGCATTTGCAATAGTACTACTTATCTTTTTCCCGACTTGCGTGTAAATAGGCTCTTTCTTTTCCTCAGACTGAGGATTTATGTTAATGTTTATGTCACTATTTTTCATTTCTAAACATAAATTTTAATTAATTGTTATTTCATTAACTTTCTAGCCTTATTAACCATATCTGAAAACTCTTTATCCTCTTGTATTCTGAAACTTGAGGTACTAGTCTTTGCTTCTGCGCTCTTATATCCCCAAAGTTGTTTAATCCTTTCTTTTTGCTCGTTAACAAGCGTCATATTAAGTTTCTTAGTTACGCTAGGTTCTTTTTTTGTTGACCATTCTACAAGATATTGGTTGTCAGCACCATCTTTCATAATGAATCTCTTTCCCTCTACCTTAAACTCATCTGGTATCATCGTCATCATATGACCCTCTGAAAGGAATTTAGTATTTTTGAAGGAGAGCATCTTGATTTTCTTAGATTCTTCCATTGTTTCAGTATTTTTTTCTATATCATTTTTATTTAACTCACGTCCTGTTAATCCAATTTCAGCAGCAGTGTCCTTTCCTTGCTTGACTGCCTTTGCATGGTCTTTTGCTGCGTCATAGATTTTTCCATCATCATCGAATGTGGCATTACCGAATTCATCATTCTTGTGCTTATCTTCAGCATCCTTAGATACATACCCCTTCATCTGGGATTTAGTTCTCTCTTTAAAAGGTTTGTTGATGTTATCGTAAGTTAAGTCATGCATACCTTTGTTATCAGTTGCACCGATGCCCCCACCAAGTTTCTTGTTTTCTTTAGAAAGACCGCCATCATATTTCTCGGTCTCCTTTTTAATATCAGAGTAGGCTTTCCTGTTAATTTCTGCTGATTCCTTATCTCCAAAAACTAATGGCTTAAATTCGCTTTTAGACTCTTCGTTTAGAATCCTTCTTAACTCCCCAACTGAAATTTTAGTTACCATTGTTAATTATTTTTATTAATTCGTTATTATTGTGTATTATATTTTCATTAAACATTTTTTTACGTTTTAAATTATCTGTATAATAAATAATTTTTATTCCGTTTTCACAACATAAATTATATTTTTTTTCATCTAATTTTTTTCTTCTTTCTAACCCTAACTCCCCGCCAAAATGCTTTTTAAAAATGAAATGTTGTTCACCTTGGCATTCTATGGCAATATTATATTCTGGTAAATAAAAATCTAAATGTTGTTTTCCTAACCAATTAAAAGATTTTCTTTCTTCAAATAAAATATTATTTTCAATTAACAATTTAGAAATATTATTCTCCATAATACTATTTTGGCAATGTGGGCATCCATGCCCTTTTAAATGAACTCTAGCTTCTTGCCAAAACTCTCCATGTTTAGGACATATTATACAAACTTTATTATAATGACCTATATATTTTACTTTGGAGTAATCATATTTATTGCCGTGAATTCCTTTAGCTTTTTCAATGAACTTTTCAGTAGACATAATCATTGATTTACTTTTTTTAATATTTGAACATTTTTTGCAACCAATACCACTCAAATGGCTTTGTGGAAACTGCCAGAATTCCCCATGAATAGGACATATGATACATACTTTAGTTTTGTTATTTTTATAATCAACCTTTGAATAATCATATTTGTCGCCATGAACAGCTTTAGCTTCTGCTATAAACTGTTCTGTTGTTTTTCTTTTACCCATAATTTCGCTTCATTTATAACTCGCTCCTTATTTATTTAAAAATGTGGAAGATTGAAGCGAAGAATCTTGTCAAACGGTTAATTACTCCGTTCTATCCACATTATTTTACAAAAATATATAAAAAATCTTAAAATAACAAATTTTAATTAAAATTGATTTATATATAATCCTCTTAATAGCTGCTCAAACATTAATTTCGTTCTTGCTTTACCATCCCTTTCATCTTCAAGTTTATCATTTATCTCCTTGACTTTCTTAATGGTATCAGCATTTGCTTCGTAATCTATCATAGTTACTTCTTCTTTTTATCACCAACACGTTCACCCATTGAAAATCCAGGGGTTCTATCCAATGCTGGAGTTATATCTACCATATTGGCTTTCTTTGCTGTTGGATTGCCAAGGTTATGTTTCTGTTTTAATGGCTTATTGCTAAAAGGAGCAGCATCAATATGGTTCTTAGCTTGACCAGCAGCACCACCTACATTGATGCCAACACAATTGGTTGCACCACCACCGCCAATTTCACCATCTTCTTTTAGTACTTTATTAACAGAGTTTCTGATTATTGACTCCCACATATCACGATTTCTTCTCACATCGTCATCAAATGCTTGCCAAGATGCATTATTCTGTACGCCCTTCAAATATGGGAATGCTTCTGCTTCATAGTTTTTGTTAAGCATGGCAATTTTATCTGTGTCCAAATGTGATGGGTCAATGTCATCGTCATATCCATCTGGCATCTTTGAATAATCAGACATAATATTATCAAAATCATCATCATACGTGTTATCAAAAATATCAATGTCATAAGGTTCAGCATCAAGATACTCTGATTCTCTTAAAACCCTATTCACTGATTTTTTTATGATATTATGCAAATCAGATTCAGTCAATCTTATAATTTTTTTCATATAAAAATGCTTATTTATTAATAAATATAAATATTAGTTAAATTATTTGGTTATATCGGAATAATTTCGTACCTTTGCGATGTAAAACAAAAATAAACATAATATTAATATGGAAAAAATTCAAAAAATGATTGAAGCCTATAATAAAAAGGCTAAAAAATGGGGATATGATGAGATTTCGATTGAAAATAATCAAATCAATAAGCCATTTACCGAAAAAACTACAATTGGATGCTCATTTTGGGGAAAAATCAAAATAGCATATCGAAATGGCTATTTAAAAGAAGATTATGAAAAAATTAAAAAGGCACTGAGGTTAGTTCAGTGCCTTTTTAATTAAGTTATTGAATACCTTGCATATTTTGTCCACCTTGATTTCTCATCGCTCTATTAAGCCTACCTAAAATTTGTTTGTAGGTATTTTGGTCAATAATACCTTTTTGAACCATTGGTTTTAATGCATTGTTTACATTATTCAAGTCTTGTTGAGCATTACCTTGCTGATAAGCTGTCTTAACTTGATTTACTGCATTACTAGTGGCTCCAGTGACATTATTATATGCATTAGTCGCTGTACTTCTAACGTTTCGTCCAGCATTTTGAAGTCCTCTTCCTACGGCAGATGCGCCTTTTTGCGCAACATTTTTTAAACCGCCCCAAATACCTTCATCCATACCATTCTCAACAAGATAGCCTTTCACGGCTTCTTCCACAAGGAAATGAAGGTCTTGTTCTGTCAACCTAATTGGTTGATTTGATTCTTTATTATTATCCATTTATATAAAACGTTTTATATTTTAATTATTATTCATATTTGCTTTTCCACTGCCTGAAATCATATTGTCTGAAAATATATGCAAGGCACTGGGCTAATGTTTCATCACCTAAACATCTTACAATAGCACTATTAATAGTTTCCTCGCCCATTTCTTGAACAGCTAAATTATAAGCTTCTTGGGCTTCTGAAGAATCAACAACCCATCCTCCACTTTCAGCCTCTTTTAAAACTTTTTTGACTGTATTTTCAACAATGCCTCGAAGGTCTTGTTCTGTTAATTTGATGATATTTTTCATTTTCCTATTCTGTTAACTACGTTATATTCTGCATTTTTAGAAATTGTACCACCACTATTATCAGCATTCTTTATGAAATTAGCACCTTCCTTGGTTATACAACCATCATCATATCCATAAAAATCAAGAGTTCTAATCTTTTGTCTCATTTTTTTTATTTTTTTTACTTTATCGTTATTATTGATATAAACTTGTATGTAGTTTTCTTAGTTTATCCTTAAAATTCTCCCTAGGAACACTGTATTTAACATAATATCTTGATGTTTGATTGCCATCAGTTTCATCATAAGGCTCTCTTATATCTTCTTCCTTGGTAATAACATTGAAATCTAGCAATTTCTTTCTCAGCATTCCATTATGCAGCCCATATTCCCTTAATATTTCGCTAGGCTTAGTTCCGATGGGGTCATTTAGCAATCCCTTTATAAATTTCAATACCTCTTCATAAAATGTCTGGAAAGGCAATTCTTTTTTCTCTCCAAGAATCGTGTTAAATCTAGATTCGCTCAAATGTATTAACTTCATCTTGTAACTCCCCCTCTCCATGTGCTGCTACGATTCCAAAGAGTTCTAAACAAATCCTCAATAACATCAGCAGTAACCTCCTTTACGGCTTTTTTAAAATCCCTTGAGTCGTAAGAGGAAGAAAGTTTGCGAGAAACAATTGACTCCACATCAGTCTTGCTAATTTCCTCATTTATTATTTGCTTAATCCTATCATCTGAAATCATAATACTTATTTTTTATTATAAATAGTTTGTAAACAAAAAAATGCAGCCATTTCTGACTGCATTTCATATTTTAATCATTATCATTTGCCGCTTTTTTAAGTTTCTCCATTAAATCACCATCTTGTGTGATTGAGTCTTTCCAGTTTCCGAATGCATCCCTAATTTTACCTAATAGTCTTGCATTAGACTCTGTTAACTGTGTTGCATCACACCATACATAACAGCCATCACCAGATGGGTCTGAATAACGGAATTGGAATGTGAGGTTCAATGTTGGGATTTTACCATCCAACGTCATATCATTGGCATCTGGATAATACTTCAAAGCGTTTGATTCGAATGTCACATTGTCATTTATCGCTTTTCTAATTGCCTCTTCTTGTGATGTCCTCACATCACCAAACTGAGGTGTGTTCTTATTGATGTCGAAAGTCTTTTTATGGTCATCATCTATTTTCTCTTCCTCTGTCAAGACTTTTTTTTTATCATTTATCGCCTCTTCCATTAGAATTTTTGACCTTGTAATGAAATTATCATTCTCTTTCTTCTCATTAACAAACACCTTAGATGCCTCTACCTCTTTAGTGTATCTACCTTCTCTAAGAGTCGCCAGCATCTTCTTTGTAATACTCATTTCACTTGCCATATTAGTAATCCATTTCTTGACCATTCCAGAGATAACCAAATAAATTATCTATTCTTTGATTGACCCTTTCATTATTTACTTTTTTAATTTCTGTAATCTTTTCTTTAGCTTTCTCAACCTTTTCCTCTTCGTTCATGGCGAGTAGTTCGTCTATATTGTTGTTTTTTTCCACCAATATCTCACTAGCAACGTGTCTCATTACTTGCTCTTGAAACACCTTATCATCTTCTAGCTCATTCTCCACTACAACTGACTTATCAGACTCCTTATATAAATTCTCATAATTCAATTCAGGGGCTTTTACATCAACTATTTCCTCACTATGTACTGGTTCAATTATTGCCGCTTCTTCTGTTTTTTCAACCTTTTTAGTTGCAACTTTTTTTGTTGTTTTTTTGGCTGTACTTTTTTTTACGATTTCTTTTTTTGCCATATTGTTATAACTTTTATTTTATATAAATATTACTAAATAAACAAATCTTCGATTTTATCATCACACAATAGTATTTTTGAGCGGAGTTTTCTCAACGCTTTTAACTTTACTTGCCTAACCCTTTCACTACTAAGTCCATATTTTTTACCTATATCGGTAAGAGTTAGTTCTTTCCTATCGTTTAGCCCGTAATAATTCTCAAGAATGTCTCGTTCTCTGTATGATAAGGAACTAATTAAATCTGAAATAACGATTCTCTGATTCTCATTTATTTCTCTAGACTTTACTTCTATTTCGTCTGAAAAGGTGTCTTTTGTTTGTACATCATCTTCCTCATCTTCAATAAGTTTTTTATCTAATGACGTTTCATTATCCTCATCTGGTTTCATTTCAACAAAACTCAACAGATTCTTTTTCTTGATTGATTCTAACATGGCTTGTCTAATCCACCATACGGCATATGAAATAAATTTAACATCTTTAGTTTCATCGAACTTATCAATTGCCCTAAGTAAGCCCATATTCCCATCTGATATTAGTTCAGAGATTGAAACCCCTCGTCCAGTATAACGTTTTGCAATATCAAATACAAATCTCAAGTTGGACTCTATAATCTCATTTTTAGCTTTTAAATTACCTTTTTTACATTTTTTTAAAAGTCTTTTCTCTTTTGCTCTAGTAAGGGGTTTATATTTTTTCAAATCGTCATAATAAACTCTAACGGTATCATTAAAATCATTTGCATATTGGTTCATATTGAATTGGTACATTAAATTATTTCAAAGAAATCTTTGAAACATTATTTTCTTTAGACACTGTAATATGATAATCGCAGAAATCCTTAAAATCATCCAAATGTGTTATATTAATGATGAAATCATAACCAGTAAGTATTTTTTCAATTAAATGCTTTATATTGTCATAGTTTTCTTTTGCCACACGACCAAGCACTTCATCATAAACACAAAAATTGGCACGAGGTATTGTTGACATATCTGCTAATACAGCCCTTAATGCTAATGCTGCTGCTGTTCTCTCAAAGCCACTTCCACTATATAGGTCAGAATATACCCCATCTTTAATTAAATAGAACATAACCTCATTCTTAAGGTTTATTCCCACCTCCACATCAAAATCACACACATCACCTAACAATTGTGCTAACCTTGCGTTAATGATTGGAAGCGTTTTTCTAAGAACCATTTTAGTAATTCCATTTTTACCAACTAGTTCAAGATAAATCTTCCAGTTTTTAACAAGAACCTCTTCTTCTTTTATCTTGTTGATGATTTTCTTCCTAGTTTCAATCTGTTCTCTTTGCATCTTAATCTCAGATTCATTTTTCGCAACTAATGCGGAATTTGCCTCTCTTGTATTCCTTTTATCACGCAAAATTACGTCAGTATTTCTAATCTGGATGTCTATCTCATTATTCTTATCAATGGCTTCGCTATTCTTTTCATACTCCTTTTTCAAGGTTCTGTTTTCCTTATATTCATTTCTTAGACGTTCAACGTTTACCTCTAATGCAGATTTCTTAACAGATAACTGCGACTTCTTGTTATAGAGTTCTCTACTAGTTTTCATTGACGCTATGGATTTTTCCAACTCAGTTATCTTCTTGCCTATTTCAGTTCCTTCTTCAATAATTTTCTTGAGTTGGCATTCTGTTTCTTTTATTTGGGCAGAGTTGTCCACATTGTCTAGTTTCCTTTTACATACTGGGCAATATTCACTACCTTTTAAATGCTCTAGGTTGTGTTTCACAGTATTGTGTTTTTCAAGCAAACTTCCTCTTTTTTCTCTCAAAGAAGATAGCTCTTGTATCGCATTGTCATATTTCTCAACGGAAAACTCCACTTCGCCAATTGATTTAATTTCTTTATCAATATACTCAATTTCTTCTGCTTTTTTCTTTCCGTCTTCGATATTCCTTACTATCTTTGCGTTAAGCGTTGTAATATCTATCTTTAACAAGGTTTCATCTATTTGTCTTTTAGATGACAATAATACTGATTTACTGTTTTCTAGATTTTGTATCTCTTTTTCTAGGTCTAGATTGGCTTTGATATATTTTTTGTTTTCAGTTGCTAATGTTTTGATATTGAGTTCGTATGCGCTTATTTCTTGCCTTAATGTCTCTTCGTCAAACTGATTAGAGACCAATTTAGACTTAACCTCAGAATTGAATTTCTCCCTTGCTAATGAATCTTTTTCCTCAATTGGTAAAAGACCTATCCATCGTGAAAGAAGCCTACCTCTCTCTGCTTCTTTCTTGTCAATAAGTTCGTCAAGAGTGGATTCGGTAACAGAAATTATTAGGTCAAAATCGCTTTCCTTACCTATTGCCTCTTTAATTGCTTTATTTGTTTGGATGCTGTTTTCTTCTTGCTGGTTGTCAACATAATCCTCCAATTCTTGCTTATTACCGCCTATAATCTTGTAATACTCAACCTTTTGAGTAGTTTTACTCTTTGACGTTCTTTTCTCCAAAGATGGTCTAGATAATGTTCTCTTGATTACGTAATCAACCCCATCAATGTTGATGCAACCTTCTACTACAACATTTACTGCTTCTGGAATGTGTTTGTTAAACAGTTTATCTTGTGTTTTAAACCTATTGGTGCTACCAAACAATAAAAAATGCAACAAATCTATGGCAAAAGTAGTTTTACCACTCTGATTTGCTGGTTCACCACTCAACAAAACAAGATGTTTAATATTTGTAAAATCGAAATAGTTGCTGGCTCCATAACTGAGAAAATTATCCCATCGTATCCACTTGATAGAATATCTCCTATACTTATCGTAAACTTGGTAATCAATGTTTGCATTTATTTCAGAATCTATTTTTTTTATTAATTCAAAATCATAATCAGTGATTTTGTTTAAGTTAAGATAATCTTGAAACAATTTCAACTGAAACTGTGGGTCTTGTATGTTCTGGATAATATCCGTTGCTAATGAAATCTCTCCATCACCACCATCATTCATAATGAATTCTGGTATAACCTTTATCCTATCTTTTGTTAACCCATATTTTTTACTTGCTTTGGCAATCAACGAATTAAGTTTCTCCTTAGAATAGTCATAAGGAGAAACCTTCCAGTGTATATTTACTTTTGATTTATTTTTAACGTCAATCATATTATTGTTTTTTGATGATTCGTATTTTTCTTACTGTGACATTTTCTTTTCTTTCTTCAGTTGGCTTGACTTCTTTTTCGTCTGTTTGGCTTCTAGTTTGTTTTTGCTCTGTCTGTTCTCCAACATCTTGCCTAGGAGCGTCTTCTTTTTCCTTTCGTGGTGTATTTTTCTTAATATCTTTGATTCCGTTATTTTCTCTTTCTATGTTGTCTTTTGGCGACATTCCAAATTTAATTATACTGAATCCTTGCATTACGCAACGATTTGCAAATGCATTAATGTCTTCTATTCCGTTTAAGTCACAGTAAGACCTTATAGATTTCTCTAGTGTAGTGTTAATATATAATCTACCCATTTAACATCTTTTTGCAAAGATATAAAAAAAATGTTATAAAACCAAATAAATTGTTAAAATTATTTAAATTTATAATAATATTATATATAATTTATAATAATAATTAATATTATTTAATATACTATGGATAAGAACGGAAACAAAATAGCACTAGGGCTTGATGTCAGTACCGCATGTATTGGTATCTGCATATTAATTGATGATGGCTCAGATTATGGTAAAATAGCGGAATTAACGCACATAAACCCTAAAGTTTCTTCTAAGATTAAGGGGATTGAGCAATTATTCTTGAAGAAAAAAATCTTTGAAGAGTTTTTAATAAAATATAAAGATTTTGGTATAGATGAGGTCATAATTGAAGAACCACTTTTAAGGTCAAACAATGTAAATACCGTATCTACTTTATTAAGGTTTAATGGAATGGTTTCTGATTGCGTATATAATACACTTGGCATTGTTCCACAGTATATTTCTTCATATGATGCTAGGGAATATAGTTTTCCAGAACTAATGTCTATAAGAAAATATGGAAAGGATGAAAAACAATATGAATTTTCCAAAATTCATAAAGAAATTAAAGACTGTAAATTAGTGCTATTTGGAGGATACCCTTGGACAATTGATAAAAAAACAGTAATTCAAGGTAAAGTATCAGAATTATTCCCAAACATAGACTGGCTATATAATAAAAAGGGAGAACTAAAAAAAGAGAACTTTGATGCTTGCGACGCATATGTTGCAGTATTAGGTTATCTAAACAAACAAAGATTTGGTGAACTTAAATTTTCGAGCGAAATCATTGGAGAGTCCAATGATGGAAAAGGAACTAGGGAAATTTTATATAACGTGAAATATTGGAATAAAACTGAAGAAAGAAAAACTTATATTAACTATTGAACATAAAAAGCGAGACTCTTGATTGAATCTCGCTTTTTTTAATATATAGCAACTGCTCATAGCACCTTTACATTCCACCAATACCTTTCTCATTTAAATAGTTTTTTACAGATTCTTTAATAAGTCTATGTAAATCTGATTCCGTTAATCTAATAATTTGCTTGTTCATAGTTCTTCTTGTCATTTCTTGTAGATTAGTCAAGTCAATTTGGTATCTTTTTCTTGCGATAGCCCTAAAATCTTCTGGTCTTATATCAATACCATCAACAGCCCTTGCTAGGTTATCATTAATGTAAACAATTTTTTCTCCATTGATAGTTGCTGCTATCCAAAGAATTGAGTTCGATTCAAAATTTTTATAACTGAATTTTAAATTTTGAATCTGGGAAATATAGTCATTAATTCTTTCTTCTTCAGTACCCATTTTTCTAAGAGCAGCAACACCATCTACTTCTTTTTTAGCCTTTAAATATGGTTTAATTTGTTCTTGAGACAATTCTTTCATTATATGTCCATCTGTATCAACAGCGTATACAATTCCTTTTGGTTTAACCCCATATAAATTTTGTGGATTATATGAATGAGATTGTAAGTCACTGTTTTTTCCGTTATATAATTCTGGACCATTAGGACTCCAAGTCGTTTCTTGCTTATAGCTTTCTCTATCTGCTATTGGGTCTATACCGAAATTAGTTCTAATTGCATTTGCTGAGTTTTTATATTCGCCATATTTTTTACCAACGGTCTGTCTATTAAGATAACGCATATTATAACTAGTGATTTTAACTAAAGCACCAATTTCTCCATCCCCTTCATTGGTGAATACACTATAATCTGGGTATCCTTTCATTCTATTCGTTAATGGGTTCTTCTTTTTGACCGTAGGGACATTAAGGTTAGCTCCAGTCACATAACCAATGGTAACGAATTTACCATTACCAATTCTATCCAATATGTCGAAAAATTCATTAGATGTTGCAATTCTTCTCATAACGTTAAAACTCTTTTAACCAAATGGCTTTCTGTAGATTCTCATCAAGCTCATCGTTATTTGTTCTATATAATTCTGCTGCTGTAGTTCCGCTAGCGTCATCAATATTGCTCTGACTATTATAATCCTTATCTCCAAACACACTGCTTACCTTGGTGATGTCATAGTAACCACCAATACCGTAATGACCATTAGCACCAAACACAACTGAATCTTCGTCCAATTGAGCGGTCATTGCCTTTAATATGTCGCTATCTTTATAAATTTTCTTTGCCATAAAAGTATACTAATTTAAAATAAATATCCAAAAAACTTTGTTTTTCTCGTTTTTTTAAGATATATTTGCAAATAAAAAAAACATTATGAGTATAATAGCATTTGAAATAAGCGAAGACAAAATTAAAATTGCAGCAGATGGAAGATGTTTAAATGGTGACGAAATAGTGTGTGAGAATTTCAAAAAAATTAGGAAAATATCTGATTCCCTCATCATTGGCGTAACTGGTTCAGCTGATTCGACTGGCATATTTGAGGTCTTTGTGAATGAAAATAAAGAGACATTTGAAACTTTGAACAGCGAAGCACATGGAATTAAGCTTATGAATGATTTCAAGCTGTTTCTAAAGGATTATGGCTACGAAGAAGAAACGATTAAAGAAGTGTTAGGTGGTTTTCTTGTGGCAAACAGATGTTTTCTATGCGTTTTTTATTATGATAAAACAACTGGGTATCCTTTTATGAATTTATCTTCTGTCATCCACAAAAAAGGAGCATTCGGGTCAACTCGTGACTACACAACAGCTCTTATGGATGCTAACTTCCCATTAGATGATGCAATTAAAATATCATCAAAAAAATTCACGTCCATAAACGACAACATAACTATGCTTGAAATTGATAAATAATGCACGAATTAGAAAAACTATACAACATATTAACGCTATTCCTAGGCGAATCAAAGAACGGATACAGCGAGGGACAGATGCAATATCAGTTCCCTTGCCCTCATTGTATTGAGAAATACGGACACCAAGAGGCTCGTAAATACAATCTAGAGGTCTCTTTTACGAAAGGAGGGGTATATCAATGTTGGAAATGTAGTTCTGAGGGTGATGACCTTATGCACGGTTCGATAAAAAAACTCATAAGGCTATTCGGTAATGAAAAGTTATTAGATGAATATACGAGTGTAATTCATTCAATAAAGGATAGCGAGTTATACAAATTACATTTCTCTGACTTTGATAGGACGATTATCGAAAGGGAAGTATTAAAGCTGCCAACAAGTTTTAAGTTTTTCAACGAAAATGAAAGAAATAACTATGGTGCGTTGAAATATCTTCAAAACAGAGGAATTGGATGGGATATAATCGAAAAATATAAAATAGGATATACTGAAAAAGAAGAAGAGAATAAAAAAGGGTCTTTCCGTATCATTATTCCATCATATAATGCCCTAGGAGAGCTTAACTATTGGGTTGGTAGGGATTATCTGCCAAAGTCAGAAAAATACGCTCAGAGGCTAAAATATGACAATCCGAAAGTAGAAAAGAAAACCATTATATTTAATGAGGAAAAAATACAATGGGATGCTGACATTACATTGGTCGAAGGTCCATTTGACCACATCGTTGTTCCAAACTCAATACCATTACTAGGAAAAACATTGAATAAAGACTATAAACTATATTGGGATATTATATCCAAATGTAATGCAAATTGCAACATTTTCCTTGATGCTGACGCATATCAATCAGTCAAAGAGATTTATAAACTACTGAATCATGGAAACTTATATGGGAAAGTAAGGTACATACCAGTAGAAGAGGGTGAAGACCCATCATCGTTATATGAGAAAGGTGGGTATAAAAAAATTGCTGAACATCTTGCGAATGCCCAGCAAATAAAAGAGATTTTTCTATATTAAAGGTGTTTTGCGTTTCTTTCTACGATTTTTTCAACTAGTTTTTTTGAAGAATCGGTAAGATATTCAAAATCATACCGTTTATCATCTTTGGTATAAACGGCATATGGTTTTCCACTCTTCAGCACTCTTATTTCAGATATGTAAATGGTAAAATCACATATTCTGCCTTCAAAAATAAGTGCTATTGGATTTTTAAATGTTATTTTGTTCATATTATTTTTTTTTCTTGATGCAAATATACGAAAAAAAATTGAGACTACAAAACATAGCCTCAATTTTTAACATTATTTATAATACTCATCTTCTACTAAAAAATCTTCGTTTTTGATGCCAATTTTATTACCATCTGCATCAATTAAAGTATATTTTCCAATATCTTCTAAATCTAGAAGCCAAACAACGTTTCCGAAAATATTATATCCATTAAGATACGACCATCTTGACCCAACAATGTTACTAACTAGTTTATACATATTCTGCTATATATTTCCATTATAACGTATAAAATTATTTTTTGAGATATTCTATAAAATCAATAATTCCTTCTATATGAGTTCTAACTACAGCATGAATACCTTCATCAGACGTAAGATATTCTAAATCATCTTTATTATCATAGAAAAAGTTTTCAGTCAGCACTGCTGGGCAATACGATTTTTTGATTATATAAAAATTTGCTTCTTTATCTCTATCACCATCAGTCGTATCTTTTCTTATTTTTCTGTCTTTGAAATTTTTTTCTGCCCTTTTATACAAAAACTCTGCTAGAATGTCTGATTTAGTTTTTCCGACTGTTGAATAAGCCTCCCAACCTTTTCCATTCATCCAATTAGTTGAATCTCCGACTGCATTTGCGTGTACAGAAACCAATACCACGTTTGAAGCACCTTCTTTGTTACATATAGTGTTTATTCTTCTGATTCTTTCTGATAATGAAATGTCTTTATCTTCAGTTACAACTAATCTTGCATCATAGCCCATGCTTTTTAATTTGGATACTACTAAATTGGATATTACTCTAGTATATTTCCATTCTTTAAACCTATTTTTATCCACAAATTCAGATGAAATATTCAGTCCGCTATCTTTTAATATAGGCGATTGTTTGCCTAATGTGTTTTCGCCATGCCCATTATCAATTAATATTATCATATTCTATATATTTTTATAAATAAATATAAAAGATTATTGATTTTTTTGGGAAGATTATTATATTTATAATAAAGACAAAAACAATGGTATTTAAAACATATGCAAACATTAAAGTTAAATTTCATTGCAAAGAAAATGAATTAAAATCAACCAATTTGATTTATTTATTAAAATTTCCTAACGGAAAATATTATGTTGGGCAAACTAATACAAAGTTTGGACTAATTAGCAGAATACAAAATCACTGCTATGAATCAGCCAATAAATTAAAAAAAAGAAACATTTATAAAGACAACATTATAAACAAGTACAAAACTTTTGATGTTTTTATTCTTAAAAAATGCACATTAAAAAATATTGATGATTTTGAAATTTTTTATATTAATATTTTAAAAAGAAAACTTGTAAATCTAGAAAATGGAGGTTGTGAAAATAAAACAGTATCTAACGAAACAAAATTAAAAATTAGCAAAAAAATTAGAGAATATAACATTAAAAATCCAAGACAAATTAAAATAAATGTATACGATTTAGAAGGAAAGTATATAAGAAGTCATAGCACAAAAAATGAAATAAAAAAATTTTATTGCGTTAATGATTCTATTATAGATAATGCATTATATCATAAAAGAAAATTTTTAGGAAAATATCAAATTTTTAAAGATGGTTTTGATAATCCAATAAATTATAATAAAATAGATAAAAAAATAGGAAGGAAAATAAATGGCATTGATGACATTTTTTTTAAGTATGACTCTTCAAATGGTGATTTTATAGAATCTATTGAATCAAAAAAATTAAACGCTTGTGATAGAAATGGAATAAAAACTGCAATAAAACGCAATTCTTTATATGATAATTTTGCATGGTCTTATGATAAAAAAGAAAAAATTATACCTCCAAAACCACAATACGCTAAAACTTCTGAAAAATTATCTAAACCAATACTACAATTAAACGATAATTTAGAAATTATAAAAAAATGGAAAAATGCGAAAGAAGCTGGAGAGTATTATAATGTTAGACCAGAGTTAATCAGACAAGTATGTATAAGATGGAGAAAGCATACTAAAGGATTTGTATGGTGTTATGAGAATGAATACGAATGGTATAAAACAATGTGGGGAGAAAAATTAGTTAGAAAACGGTAATTCTGTTTGCATTTAAAAAATATTTTTTATATATTTGTCAAAAACCTAAAATGTTATGGAATGATGAAAAATAAAAAAAATTACCAAGATGGCATAAAAATACTTGAAAAGTATTTATATAAAAACCATTTGTATACGACATATTATGATATATCAAACAAATATAAATGGATTTTTAAGTTGTCAGAAATATTATCTGATTTTGGACTTTGCAAAATATTTTGGGAATATACCATAGAACAAAACGGCATAAATCAAATATATACTTGCAAAACCATTTATGATGTGTTTTATGATACATATTTTTTTCTTTGGGAAAAAACTAAAGAAGGAGATAGCTTTTGGCTCAAGCATAGTAGTAAAGTCATAGATAAATTTCATGCATTACATGAAACATATTTTTTAAATAAAGAATACGAAAATAACGATTTAGACGAATTGGATTTTTAATGATTAAATGTGTTATCCATTGTTCAGACATACATATAAGAAATTTTCAGAGGCTAAATGAGTATGCTGAACAATTAACAAATTTTGTGGAAAAGTGTAAAGAAATTGCAAAAGATTATGAACGAGACGAAATTAGAATTGTAATATGCGGAGACCTCGTTCACCAAAAGAATAATATTTCAAACGAATTGATGACGTTTAGTAGTTTTTTTCTAAGACAATTGGAAGAAATTGCTAAAGTTATCGTTGTCGCTGGTAATCATGACCTACTAGTAAATAACATGTCTAGAACGGATACGCTTACAGCATTGTTTGATACTGCTAATTTTGATGATTGTATGTTCATTGATTCTGTATTAGGCTTTGAAAGCGGCTTTGTTGAAGATGATAATGTCGTATGGGCATTATATTCAATCTATAATGGCTATGCACCGCCAAGTTTTGCCGACTTGAATGCAGAAGGAAAGCAAATTATCGGTTTATATCACGGTATGGTTGTAGGCGCAAAACTTAACAATGGAACTATTGTTGACGGTGGGGCAGAAGGAAGTCTATTTGATGGATGCACTTGCGTCATGGCTGGGGATATTCATAAACGTCAAGTAATTAAACATAATGATATTGAAATTGTATATCCAGGGTCATTGATACAGCAAACATTTGGGGAGACCGTATCTCAGCACGGATTTGTAGTATGGGATGTTGAAAATATGTCTCATAAATTCATTGACCTTGAGAGTGAATATGGCTTATACGACATTGAAATTGAGTCTATTGAGGATTTGGATGAGGATAAAGAAAAGCTGATTAACTTTTGATGTTAATCAGCTTCTTTTGTTTCATAAAGCTCGACTGAATTATTATCTATATGTTTAAGCTTTATTTTAATTTCCTTACCACTATTATCTTGTCTGAATATGACACTACCGTTAGCCTCTGCTGCCAATAGCATTGACATAGTTAAAGTTACTTTTGTTTTCTTTTTGTCAACATCATATGAAATAGGTGATATGTCAGTAATTACTGACCAAGGCTCATAATTTCCATTTTCTTTTGAAGTTATATTAAGCGTGATAGAATTGCCACTAATCTTATGCTTACCTAATTTAAATATATAATTGCGCTCCCTAAATGCCTCATAATCAGGTTTTAATGTTATTTTATATTCATTCTTCCTCAAATCCTTAAGAAGAATTAATCCTTCTTTTGTTAACTTTTTCTTATTAACCTCAATGAAAATTTTATTTTTTTCAAAAACATAAGCATATATAGCATCTTTATTAGATACATATGTTATGTTAATAGATTTGTTGGAATCTATTGACAATGCATATTTATTATCAACAGATTTACTTAAATCTATCTCATAAGTTTTTCTAGTTCCACTAATACTAACCATTTTTATTTTGAAACATATTGAATATCTACAATTGCTGTAGAAGGAATCATTTGTGTTAGGTAATTCATAACAATATCGTCTAGATACTTGAGTTCACATTGACCTTTCTCAGAATACCATGCTTCGTGTAAATTAAACTTAATTGTTAACCTTTTGTTATTCATTATTTGGTTTGTAACCTCATCTACTGGAACTGAATATGTTTTATCTCCACATTTATATTCAACTTCAGTCATTCCACTGTAAGGATATTGCTTACCTAAAATTTTTTCTTCATCTGAAAGTATATAACTATCAACTGAAATATCATTATCTAAGAACTTATACATTTTATCAAGTTCTTCTATTTTTTCTCTATCTTCACCATAAAATTTGACATCAGTACATTTTGTGGTATCATAGAATTTAACCTCCCCATCGCTACAATCTGATTTTTTAGCAGATGATTTTTCTGTATCCGTTCTCTTATAATAACTTCCAAAATAATGTACCTTGGTGTCAGCAGAAATAAATGGAGTATATTGTCTTATTAGTTCGTTATCCTCGATTAAATGACTAAATCCAATATTCTGTATTTCATTAT